CACCCGACAGTTTACTCTTGAAATCTGTAATTTTCCTTAAAGGAATTGTGTTAATTTGGGTTCTGGTTGCCATAGTTTTTTAAACCTCTTTAATTAAAAGTTGCCGATTACTTCTTCAAAATCAACGCCAGTTTTAGTGGCAATAAAGGTCAAACCAATATAATTAATTGATCTTGCTGGTTTAATGTAAATATCAGCTCTAAATTCATTATTATCAATTACTGCAGCAGTGTTGTTTGTTTCATCACAAACTACAACATAATCAAAGATTCCTCTCTTTGCTTGAACATCACGAAGGAAAGGTTCAACTGTATTTACGAAGTTTGTTCTTGTAATCTCATCATTAAATTCAAATAATGCATCTTTTGCTGCTGCTGAAATAGCATCTTCAAGATAAACAAATAGACGACGAACATTAATTCTATCAAATGCGGATACTTTAGCATATCCAGTCTTGTCTCCAAATAGAATAATTCCTGCCCCAGGTGAGAAAATTACAGGATTAATTCTATTTGAATAAAGTCTATCTCTTTGTGATTTAGAAGGATTATATGCAAGTTTAATAGCATTTAAGATAGAACCTCTTGCAGTTCCTGCAGGAGAGTACCAAGGAAAATTATTAATATCATTACGAGCACAAAGACCTGCAATATCTCCATTTAAAGGAATATATCTAAAAGTATTTGCAAATCTGTCATACGTGTACTTATAACTACTATCAAAAATTGCATAAGTTGATGAGGTTATTGGAGAATAGAATGATATTACGTTATCAGTAATATCTTCAGACGAATTTAATATTGCAGAACCTTGAGTTGGGTTGTCTACAAGTGTAGAAGCTCTATATGGTGAAATAAATGCAAGAGAGTCCTTTCTTAATTCTGCTACAGAAATGAGTTTATTTGCAAGTGCTTGGGCATTTTCTTTTGTATAGGCGGAAGAACCCATAAGAAGGAAATCTACTTTATAATTTTCAGTATTTTCAAATAAATCATATCCATCAGATAATTCTGAAATATCTGCAGTAAGAGCACCTGCAGTTGAGATTGTAGATATTCCTGAATAGTTCTTACCTCCACTTAACGTATTGGTTGAAGAACCTGCAGCACCAAAAATAATTCCATTTGCAGGTTGATCCCAATCAGTATCTGTTGCTAAAGTAAATCCTGAACTATATCCTGTAGTTACAATTCCTGTTGGAGAATGAAGTCCAAAAATATATCCAGAATTATTCGCAAGATATTTTCTCCAATAAGATGGATTTCCAGAAGAGAATTCTGCATCTGATGCTTTAGAAAGAGATAAATGCTTTTCAAGAATAGTTCCAGCATTTCCAGTAACTTCACCAAGAGAATCAATTACAACAATATGAACTTCATCAAATCTTGAGTTTCTTGCTTCCGCATATGCTGAAGTTCCAGGTCTTGGGGCAATATTATTCCATTTAATTGATGACGAAGTTGTAATTCCAATAGTTTGTTGATCAAACCAATCTTTCTGATTTGAAAACGTGGTTGTTGCAACTCCAACCCCACTATTATTGCTAATAGTAACAGACAACCCAGTTGATAAAAATGTAAATTGATCGCCGTTTGGATAATCAATCTTAGTTATAGTTCCACCAGCAGAAACATGATTTAAAATTTTAACTTCAATAGAACTATTTCCAATTCCAGTAATAATTCCCTCTAAAACTCCATCAAGAATAGATGTTGTTCCTGCTCCTATATCTACTCTTCCTAAAACAGATTGTGTAATTTTATATCCAATAGAAGATCCACTAGTATTAATTCCACTTAAAATCTGATCTGCCTTACTATCAATAATAGCAACATTAATTCCATTTGACCATGAACCTGGATTTCTTGCTGCAACGACTACACCTGAAAGAGTATTTTCATCATATCCTAATCCATCGTAGTGCTCTAAACTTTTAATTTTTACACTAGATGCAGAACCCACAAATCCATTTTTTAAGTCAGCATCATCTGCTCTTACTACTCTTAAAGAACCACCATACGCAAGATAAGAAGAGGCAACTAACCAATTCTCGTAATGATTATCTGTTGAGTATGATTGTCCAAAAATATTCAATAAATCATTTTCATTTTCTACTAAAGTTGGTGAGTCTACAGGTCCTTTAGCAAAGGGTGCAACAAGTGCGCCAATTTTATTTGAAGATGGTGTTACTCTTCCAGTAGTTAAATCAACTTCCCTTACTACAATTCCAGGAGATGCTAAATTTAGCGGCATCTTTATTCTCCTACAAGTCCAGAATTATTCTAAAAGTATTTATAAATTCCTACCCTTTTATTACCTGTAATCCCACATATAACTCCATTCATTTGACACATCACCATATTCATCAAGGTTCCAAACTTCATAAGGTTTATTTTCATTTTTTGATGATGCAAATATCCATTTGTCACCAGTTTCTTTTTCTTCAATTACTTCCATATCCTCCAATCCATCAGAAATAAAACCAAAGGGAGACATGTCTTGTTCTATTTGATTTTTTTGTTCCTCATAAATTCTCTTACGAACATCATTGTCCGTCATTTCTTTGAAATAATCTTGTGCAACTAACCATGCAAATATCACAAGGCACATTGCTAGATCATCATTACATCCCTCTTCTGCCTCAAAAGAGTTATGTCTTTGAGTAAATGTTGTTAATTCTGAAATGATATCGTAGTCATTTGTTAATAATTTATCATCTTCCATCAAGGTTTTTAAGTTAGAGCAACCTAACTTTTTAACTGCAGCAGTCATACGAACGCCTAGTTGAGATTTCTTACCACTAAAACCAGATCCAACAATTTGACCTGCACGACCTCTCATAGAACACATTAAAATATTATCATATTCCAAATCAAAATGTAAAATATTTGCTACTTGATCACCAATATCATTTACCTCAACTAGTATCCAAGCATTATTATAACCTCTAGCAACCTCATTAATAATGCTTGGGAACAACATTGGTTTTATTTCATTATTTCTATACTTTGCAACAACTTTATATGGAAAATTGGTAATATCAAAAATAATAAATGCAGAATAATCATTACCTATTCCCCTGGCAACATCAACCGTAATTAGATAATTATTTTCTTCTTTTGGGTTTTCGTAAACATATAAACTATCATTTTTCTTAATAGGATCTTCATATACAAAGTTTCTAAGTTTTGCTGGGTTGATAAGTGTATTAACAGACCCTAAAAATTCACACTCAAACTCAGTCTTAAACTGTTGTTCGGAAGTATTGGCAATCGTTTGCTCTTTCCATTTTTCATCTCTACCTGGAACTTCTGACCAGTGAACATCTGTAGGAATATATTCACTTTTTCCTCTTTCGGCATCGTGCCACATGCGATAGAAATGATTCATACCGCGAGGTGTGGAAACGATAATTACTTTTGTTGATTGACCAGATGAAATTGTTGGATATGTTGAAGCAAAAAAGTCATCGGCAATATGATTTGGAATGAATGCAAATTCGTCCAAAAATATGATATTATAAGAACCACCACGAACAGCAGAGGCGCTTGTAGAAGCGGCGATAATCTTTGAACCATTTTCAAGTTCTAATGAACCCCTGTTCCACTGTAAGACTCCTTGCTGCAACCATTTGGGTAAATTTTCATAAGCAAGTTGTAATCGCTGTAGAAGGTCTCTAGAAGTAGATGCTTTGTTTGCAAGTATTGCAATATTTACATTATCATTAAAAACCGCATAATGTAATAGGTAAGATACGCAAGTGGTTGATTTACCAGTCTGGCGAGGCATCTTACAGATATTAAATCTGTTTTTATGAAACCTACTAATTAGTTTTTCCTGGAATGGATAAAGTTCAAATGGAACAAGACCGTGATCCAAAGAAACAATCTTGATATAATTTTTGGCAAAATAAACGGGATCTTCTTTACACTTCAAAAATTCAATAATTTGTTCTTCGGTAAATTGAATCTGAGTATTTGCCCTTTTTAAGTTTGGGTTAGATAAATACGCATCACTTTGTTTCAGTTGAATATCTTGAATTGACATATCAATAAATCTCTCTCCATCTCAAAGAAACTCCAACATTAGTGCTAGCATCACCTACATTTGTTACACGAACTGAAAAAATTTCTGAGTCTGTAGAATCAAAATTTTGGGATAGAAAATTTTTCTTAGATGTTGGTCCAGATTGAGTATCCGCAGTTGTTGCAGATGGTTTTTGTGAATTTTGACTTTCTCCTACGGCAAAACCACCCATAAAGTCTTCAAAATATGC